CGGTTGGATCCGGCGAATCTTCGTCCGGCGTGTAAGTCGTGCAATGTGGGGCGTTCGAACTCGGAGAAGTGGCGGGAAGGTTGGCGCCGCTCTAGGGCTCACATCAAGCTGGTGATCGGGCCGCCGGGTGCCGGCAAGTCCTCGATGGTGCAGGAACTCGCGGGCCTGGATGATGTCGTTGTCGACTATGACCATTTGTCGCAAGCTCTTGGCCCGTCGTTGCCGCGGGGCGCGGATGCCCGGCATGACGTGACGATGGCAGCTCGGAACGCGGTGTTGACGAAGATCCGCCGCGGCGAGGTTGCTGCAGCAACGATTTGGATTGTGTCGACGAACCCGCGCGCTGAGTCGATGTTCCCGCACCACGAAGTTGAGCTTGTCGACCCGGGTCGGGACGAGGTACTTCGGAGGGCCGCGAAAGCTGGCCGGCCGGCGTCGTTTACGGCGGTGGTGGATGACTGGTATTCGGCTCGGGGGCCAGTGTCGGTGTCGAGTCGGGAGTGGTGATGGCGGCGAAACCGAAGAAGTCGACGAACGCGGCGGCGCTTGAGAAGACTCTCGATTCGATGTATACGGCTGGCTTGCTTGAGGGCGTTGATGCCGCTCACGTTCAGATGTTGCGGTCTCTGGCTGCGGCGTGTGACACCCAACCTGGGAAGGCCGCCTTGTGGCGGGAGTACCGGGAGGCGCTTGGGGAGGTGAGGGCGGCAGGTGACGACGCTGATGACGACCTCTCGGGGCTCCTCACGCAAATCGGAGGCGCAGCCTCGGTGGGCGACGAAACGCAGACCTGACCGGCCCACGTATGGGGGCCGGGTCGCTGAGGTGTCGCGCCTGCTTGGGCAGCCGTTCATGCCGTGGCAGCGTCTGGTCTCTGAGGTTGGTCTTGAACTGGACCCGGTGACGATGCTCCCGGCGTACCGCGAAGTGATCGTCACGGTCATGAGACAGTCCGGTAAGTCGACGCTGGTGTTCGGTTTCGAGGTGGAACGATGCCTCGCTTGGGGGAAACCCCAACGGATCGCATACACCGCGCAGACGGGCTGGGATGCCCGCCGGAAACTGATCGACGACCAAGCGCCGATCCTGACTAGCTCGCCGCTGGCGAAAGCCCACCGGAAGGTCCTGCGCGGCGCCGGATCTGAAGGCGTGCTGTTCAAGAACGGCTCCCGGATCGATGTGATGGCGAACAGTGTGTCCGCCGGGCACGGCCGGATCCTCGACCTCGGCGTGATCGATGAAGCATTCGACGACGAGGATGACCGGCGGGAACAAGCGATTGTCCCAGCGATGGCTACCCGTGCTGACGCACAGTTGCATGTCGTGTCGACGGCAGGAACGAGCAAGAGCCTCTACCTGCGTAGGAAGGTCGAGGCCGGCCGGTACGCCACCCAAACCGACAAGGGCACGGGGATCGCGTACTTCGAGTGGAGCATTCCCGACGACGCCGACATCGATGACCCGGAAACCTGGTGGACGTATATGCCGGCGCTGGGGTGGACGATCGGTGAACCGGTTGTCGCTCACGCGAGACAGACCATGTCCGATAGCGAGTTCCGGCGCGGGTTCGGGAACCAGTGGACCGAAGCCGAACACGACCGGGTGATCCCTGAAGACATCTGGTTGAAGGTGTGTTCGAAGACATCCGCCCCCGGAGGGAAGCTCCGGTTCGCAGTGGATTGCCTCCCCGATCAGTCGGCGGGCGCGATCACGTCCTGCGGTGAAGGTGTCATCGAACTGGTGGATCACCGTCCCGGTACTTCTTGGATGGTTGACCGGGCGAAAGCCCTCTACGACAACTGGGGCGGCGAGATCGTGATCGATGGTGGCGGCCCTGCCGCTTATGTGGGTGGTGAACTGGACCGGCTCGGTATCCCGGTGGTGAGGGTTAATGGTCCTGAACTGGCTGAGGCTTGCGCCCGCATCTATAACGCGATCGCTGATGGTGACGTGAAATTCAGGCAGCACGCTGATTTCGATAAAGCAGTGGAGGGTCTGGCGAAACGCCCGGTCGGTGACCGGTTCGTGTGGTCCAGGTCGACTTCCACAACAGACATTACGCCGTTCAATGCGGCGACGTTGGCGTTCACTCCTGCTGAGGCTGAACTCAACCCGATTTTCATGGTGGGGTGAGTATGGGTTTCTGGTCCCGGTTCCGTGGACGCACCGTCGAAGAACGCATGTCCGTAGACGACTGGGCGAACCTTTTCAGCTTCGGTGGCCTGGAGTACCCGTTGCTGCAGACCACGATGGGGAATCTGAACGAGGAGCAGATCGCGGCGACGGCTACGGCGGCTTTCGAGTCGAACGGCCCGGTGTTCGCGCTGGTTCTCGCACGGTTGCAGGTGTTCTCGCAGGTCCGGTTTCAATGGAGTCGGTTTCAGGGCGGGCAACCCGGTGACCTGTTCGGTTCCCCGGAGTTGTCGCTGCTGGAGCGGCCGTGGCCCGGTGGCACAACGAGTGACTTGTTGGCGCGCATGGAAATGGATGCGTCCCTGGCAGGCAACTCGTATACCCGTAGAACTTCCCGGACCCGGTTGAATCGTCTCCGCCCCGACTGGGTGACGATCGTCCTCGGGTCGAACGAGGACGCCGACCACCCTGGTGAGGCCGCCGATGTTGAGGTAGCCGGGTACATCTACAAACCGGGCAACGGACGCGCTATCTACTTGCTGCCGCATGAGGTCGCGCATTACGCGCCCGTCCCCGACCCCGATTCGAACTTCCTCGGTATGTCGTGGATTTCCCCGGTCATCCGGGACGTTCAAGCCGACAACCTGCAGAACGAGTACAAGCGCGCGTTCCTGAAGAACTCGTCTACCCCGAACATGGCGATCAAGTTCGACCCGAAGATCACGACGAAACAGATCCGCGAGTACAAGGAACTTCTCGAATCGGAGCACCGTGGTGCGGCGAACGCCTGGAAGACCCTGTATCTGGGTGGCGGCGCTGACCCGATGGTCATCGGGAAAGACTTCCGGGAACTCGACTTCGCGGTGACGCAGGGCAAGGGCGAATCCCGGCTCGCGTCCGCGGCTGGTGTCCCCCCGTCATGGGTCGGATTCAGCGAAGGCCTGCAAGGCAGCTCCCTGAACGCCGGGAACTTCACGGCCGCGCGGCGACGGTTCTCCGACGGAACCTTGCACCACTTGTGGGGGAACGCCGCGGCCTCCCTCGAAACGATCATTCACCCCCCCGACAGTGGCGCCCAACTGTGGTACTCGACCGCGGGTGTCCCGTTCCTGAAAGAGGATGCGCAATCGCGGGCCGATATTCAGTCGAAACAGATGACCACGATCGTCGGGTACGTCAGGGACGGATTCGCTCCCGAATCTGCGGTGGCCGCGGTCATGAACGATGACCCGTCCCTGTTGGTGCACACGAACCTACTGAGTGTCCAATTGCAGCCGCCGGGCCAAATCACTGGAGTTGATGATGACAACGGTTAAACCGTCCCGGTTCTGTTACCGGGCATTCGAGTTCCGCAACGACGTGACCGGCGACGGCCACACCCTGGAAGGGTATGCGGCGGTGTTCAACGCACCCACCCGGATCGATTCGTGGGAGGGGACGTTCGACGAGCAGATCGCGCCCGGAGCGTTCAAGAAAACACTGCGGGAACGCACCCCCGTCCTCCAGTTCGACCACGGGCATGACGCCCGGACCGGTTCGGTGCCGATCGGGTCGATTCAGGAGATCCGCGAGGACGACCACGGCCTGTTCGTGAACTCCCGCATGTACGACAACGCCGTGGTGGAGCCGATCCGGCAAGCCATCGAAGGCGGCTCCATCGACGGCATGAGCTTCCGGTTCCGTGTCCTCAACGATGTGTGGCGCGATAAGGACGGGAAACCCGTGAAACCGGGTGAACTGGCTGAACTGTTGTGGGAGTCCGGTGACCGTGGGCCGCTTATGCGCACGATCCGGGAGGTCGAGCTGTTCGAGCTCGGTCCCGTCGTGTTCCCCGCCTACGACAACACGAGTGTGGGTGTCCGGTCGATGCTGGCCGGCCTGGATGAGCCGCAGCGGGAACGCCTTGTCACTGAGCTGTCGGAGGCGATCCTTCACCGCGCCGAGGACGTCACCGAGGAACCCCCGGATGAAACCCCGGAGGACGAGAAACGTACGGGCCCGCTACCGCCACTGAATGAGTGGCTGGCGGCGCACCGAGCGAAACAAACCTGAGCCGGACGAATAGTCCACTCAGCACAACTGAATACCCGAGGCCGCCACTACGGCACCTCCCCCGTAACGCCCAAACACATGAGAGGACCAGGGCGATGATCGACGACCGTATGACGGTCGAGGAGCGTGCCGCGCGTAAAAGCGAGATCCGTGCACGCCTCGACGAAATCAATGATGAGTATTCCGGTGCTGCACTGCCGGAAGAGTTCCGCTCCGAGTGGGACGACCTGATGGTGGAGCTGGGTGACCACGAACGCGCCATCGAGGAGACCACTGAGCGTGCCGAGCAGTTGCGGACCCTCGCGGCCCGCAATGAGGGCACGAACGGTGTGGAGCGTCGCGGTTCCCGCGATGTGATGGTCGCGCCGAAGAAACCCGACAACATCTACGACCTGACTGAGCTGCGGCAGCGCGCCCGGACAGTGGACGAGATCCCCGCTTTGATGCGGGACAACGCGATGCGCGCCATCGAGACCGCCCGGTACCCGGGTACGGTCCGCAAAGCCGACGCGCAGGCGCAGGCGGAGCAGCTCCTGACGACCGTGGACGACGACCAGGGAACCCTGGCCCGTCGCATCCTCACCACCGGGTCCCCCGTCTACGACCGGGCGTTCGGTAAAGCCGTTCTGGCTCGTGGCGTGCATGGCCTGTCTGCTGAAGAGCAGCGCGCCATGTCCCTGGGCACCGATTCTGAGGGCGGGTTCGCGGTCCCGTTCCAACTGGACCCGACCGTCATCCTCACCTCCGACGGCAGCATCAACCCGTTGCGGCAGATCGCCCGTACCGAGCAGATCGTCGGTAAGGAATGGCAGGGCATCACGTCGGCCGGTATCACCGTGTCGCGTAAAGCCGAAGCCGCGGAGGCTACGGACGACTCGCCGACGTTCGCGCAACCGACTGTGAAGGCTGAGCGCGTGGACGGTTTCGTGCCGTTCTCGATGGAGCTGGACCAGGACTGGGCACGCCTGCGCAGTGAGATCACTCGCCTCCTGGCCGAAGCCAAGGACGACGAGGAAGCCGACAGCTTCGTCACCGGTGACGGTACCGGCGTGAACGCTGGTGGTGTCGTCGCGACCCTGGACGCCTCGTCTGAGGTCGCTGAGGGCACCGGCGGTACGTTCGCCGTTGATGACCTGTTCACCCTCGAGGAGGAGTTGCCGCCCAGGTTCCGTGCACGGGCGCGTTGGCTCGCCAACAAGACCGTGTACAACCGGATCCGGACTGGAGCGTTCGGGTCGGATGGCGCGGACCTGTGGGTGCGTCTGGCGTCGGGTCAGCCGTCCGAACTGATCGGCTACCCAGCGCACGAAGCGTCCGCGATGGACAGCCCCGGTACCGCTGACAACCGGTACCTCCTGTTCGGGGACTTCTCGCAGTTCCTGATCGTGGACCGGATCGGTATGAGCGTGGAGCTTGTCCCGCATGTGTTCCACACCGGGAACAACCGTCCCAGTGGCCAGCGCGGCATTTTCGCGTTCTGGCGCAACAACAGTGTTGTCCTGGTGGATAACGCGTTCCGTGTCCTGGTCGACGGCACCGTCTAGATCACTGAGGGCGGGCAGGGTTACCCTGCCCGCCCCTTTGAGGAGCAGCATGAATGACATTTTCGTCGCAAAGTCGACGTTCACATGCACGGTGGACGGGAAACGGTGCACCGTCCGTAAAGGGTCGACGATGGTCCGCCAGGGGCATCCTGTCCTGAAAGGCCGGGAGCACCTGTTCGAGCCCGTCACCCCGTCGCCGGGGTTCGACGTGCCCGAGAAGCAGCCCAAGAAGGCCACCAAAAAGCAGAAGAAGGCCGAGGAAGCTACCGCGGCACCGGGTGAGCTCCGCGACTTGACCGGGGAGTAGCCGTGCTGGATCTGGGAGGCGTCTACCGCATCGAAGTCCCCATCAAAACCGATGGGGATCTGGTGAACCCGGCGACCGCGGAACTGGTGGTCACGCTCCCCGACGGGTCCACTGTTGAACCGGCCGTCGCGTTGCCGCCCGCCGTGACCGGGATGATCGTCGTCGATTACCCGACCACGATGCAGGGCCGGCACGGGTACGTCCTATCGACAACGGGCCCCCAGACCGCGTACCGGGATGTGTTTGATGTCCGGGTCGCTGATGAGTCCCTGATCGTGTCCCTCGACGACGTCCGGTCGCATTTGAACATCACGAACCGCTCCGATGACCCTGAACTGCGGGGTTTCGCTGAGGCCGCGTCGAACATTGTGGAGGCGTATGTGGGTTCGGTCGCGAACCGTACCCACAGTGAGTCCCGGAGGGTGTTGGCGTCGGACCGGCAGATCGGTCTCAGGTATTGGCCGGTCACCGAAATCACCTCCGCTGAACGCAACGGTTCAACAGTCGACCCGAGCGACCTTGAGGTCTCCGACCTGGGGATGCTCCGGTACACCTCCGGTGCACCAATGACGGGCACCTGGAATCTCACCTACACGGTAGGGAGGACCGTCGTAGGCGCGAACGTGACCAGGGCTGTTCTCATCATCACGCAGCACCTGTGGGATACACAACGCCCCCGAAACTCCCGAGACCGTCCACAACGCTCGACGGTCGAGGAAATGTCGGTGGCTGATGGCAAAGGCGGTTTCTACAGTATTCCGCGTAAAGCCGTGGAGTTGCTGGAGTTCGATGTGACGAGGGCGGTGGCATGACCACTATCCCCGCTGTCCTGGAACGCCTGGTCACGATATTCGGTACCGCGCTCCCCGATGCCCGTATCGATGACGGCCCTACGGCCTCTCCGTTTGAGGCTGACCCTGACGGCACGGATTTCGGTGTCGTTGTGGGCTGGCAGGACGACGGCCCGGGTGTGCAAAACGACATCACCCGTGAAGGCGGCGCCGCCGATAACCGCGAAACGTATCAGGTGAATTGTCAGATCTCCGCCAGCTCCGGTGACTCAAACACGCTGGCCCTGAGGGCGAGAGTGTTCGACGCCTTGAAGGCGCTGCAGAAACAGCTTCGCGTCGAGCATCCCATCTCACCGGGCGTGTTGTCGGCGTGGATCCATGTCGTCGACTACGACCCGCACCACATCACCGACGGTGTTGAGGCCGTGTTGACGTTCGCGGTCCTCGTTGACGCGTTCGACCGTTAACGCACACGCCGTCTTCAACAGGCGGACGTTCACCAATAGCGACAGGGCTTGGACGTTCGACCCGTCACCTATCTCGTCGACCAGTTCGGCCCCGATGTCGCTGATTGCTGGGTCTGTCGATATGGCGGCGGCGTCAGCGGCGTCCCACACATCTATTGCCCAGTCGTTGAGTTCATCGGCCGAGTACGCGTCGATTGTGTCCGAGTCGGTGGGGATCTTCTCCACCATGGCGCATGCCCGCTGATATTCCAGCTCAGGTTGCTCTGCCGGCGCGGCGCACCCAGCCACGAGGGCCAGCACAGCGGCAGTGAGGTATCTGATCACGTCGGCACCGTACCCCTGATCATCCACGTAGCAACAGGGGGTGACCGGTCAATGTCTATATATCTGACCGGTGCGGACGACCTTCGCGGTCTCATCAACCATCTACGCGCGATCGACAAGACCACGATCCGGAACCTCAACACGGAGTTGAAAGCCGCAGCCGAACCGATCGCGGCCGACGCGAGACGTCGAGCGTCCTGGTCGACCCGCATCCCTGGGGCGATCAGAGTCGGTGTCTCCCGGTCCCGTGCTCGCCCCGGCGCGACTATCCGCGTGGCCACTGCGAACGCGCCGCACGCACGCCCCTATGAGGGTTTCGGGAAGAAATCGTTCAGACGGCAGGTGTACGGGAAGGCGTGGGTCACACAACCCACTCGTCCCTATCTGATGCCCGCCGTCAAAGCAGGGCGCGACGGGTATCGGGCGGCGGTAGAGAAAGCGGTCCGTGACGCGGCAGCCAAGCACGGATTCACATAGGAGCATTCATGGCCACTGTAGCTACTCAATCCGTCACTACATCAGGTGTGGCACCGGACCCGCAAGCCGCGTCGGTAGCGGGCGACCAGGTCCGCCCCGATTCGATCATCCGGGTCATCAACGCAGGCGTGGCACCGGTCACCGTGACCATGGTGACGCCGCAAACGGTCGACGGTGACCTCGCTGTCGCAGATCGGGAAATCGCCGTCCCCGACGGTGAAGCCCGCCTGTTCAAAGCGACTCGCCTGTACCGCAACCCTAGCGACAACCTCGTTGACCTGACCTGGTCCGACGTCACTGACGTGACGTTCGAGGTCATCAAATGAGGCTCACGCACCCTGACCAGCCCGGACGGTACATCGACGTCCGGCCGAAAGCGGCGCCGCATTGGATAGCGGCCGGCTGGGTCGAACCCGAATCTCCAGTTATGGAGCCCGTCAAGCGGCGTCGCCGCAAACTCAAGGAGGACCAAGATGGTGGCGACACCTCTACAACTGACTAACCGGTTCATCGCGCCGGAGATCTCGAAGTTCTATTGGATCACCGGTGTCGACGGTATCGCCGACGTCACCGCTCCGACCCGTATCGAACTGGATGGTGGCCTCGACCTGTCCGGTGAGGTCGCGGAGTCCTCCGGGTGGGAGGTCACCGGTCAGACCGTGGACGTCCCCGACGGTGGTACCCGCATCACCGGGAAAATCCCGGGCCGGGTGACGCTGGGTGACGCACAACTGGTGTTCTACGCCAGCCAGGACACCAACGATATCCGTCAGGTCTTGATCCGCGGTGACCGTGGTTTCATGGTGGTCCTGCACGGTGGTGACGTTGAGGGGCAGACCTGTGACGTTTTCCCGTCGCAGGTGAACTCGGTGTCGAAACCTGTCGACTACGCCGGTACCGCCGCGCAGATGGTGACCGTCACGTTCGCCCTGTCCGTGCCGGGTGAAGACGTTGAGATTCCCGCGGCATGAGTCTCAAAGCTGCTTTGGCGGGCAGGGAGCGCCCCAGTGTGGTGCACTCCCTGCTCATGTCTGATCCAGCCCCAGCGCAAGCGGGACTGCGGAAAGCAGTCGCGGGAGCGCGTCAGGCTGTCCTGAAGCACGGGCCGAAGTCGTCGCAGGCCAAAACCGCGCAACGCAAGGTCGACAAGGCGCAAGCCGTCGTGGATGCGTGCTCGGTGGGGATCACGCTGCGGGCGATGAAACCCGACGAGTATGAGGATCTCGTCGCGGCTCATCCCGCGACAGCGGAGCAACGCAAAGCCGACGCGAACGCGACAATCAACACCGAAACGTTCCGGCCGGCCCTGCTCGCAGAGTGCGCCGAGGGCGACATGACCGCGAGCGACTGGGTTGAGTTCCTGTCGGACGGCCGGTGCAGCACCGGTGAACGCCGGGACCTGTACCTGGCGGCCCTGGGTGTGAACGAGCAGGCCCGGCAACCGGATGTGGTGCTCCCAAAAGAGTTGCAGGCGATGCTGGCCTCGCTACCGAACTCGATATAGCAGCGCACTACAGGATCCCCCACTCGCAGTTCCTGGGCTGGAAGAAGCTCGACCGCGACAAAGCGATCCTGCAGTGGCATCGCGCGAAAACGGTCTGCTCTCACTGCGGGACACGCAAAGCCGAATGGGACCCCGACCACGGTGGCCACCCGAACGCGTACGACGCGGTCCTGGTGCATTGCCGTGGCTGCCAGCGTGTCGGGGAGAAACGCAACGAGATCAAAGACAGGAAAGACCTGCCCAGCGGAACGTACGTGTCGCTCCAACACAAGTAGGGGGTGCCCGTGTCGTTCAAAGGTTCTTCCGATCTGCTTGTGAAGTTGGACGCCGACCCGAAGGGGTTCCAGCAGGGCCTGCGCCGGGCGACGCAGTCGGCCCGCGAGTTCGAACGGACCCTGGCGCGGAAAGAAGCAGCGCTGCAGCAGATGCACGCCGGTATGACCACGGTCGGGACCGGCATGATCGCGTTCGGCGCGGCTATCGGTGTCGGTCTGGGTC